GAAATATGGGAGCTAACGCTGACAAGCTAACTAACATCCTAAGAGAGATAATGGCTAACCCTCAAGCGTTCCAAACTATACCAGGCGTAGGGAAAGTATTTAACGAGCTGCTAGAGGAATCAGGGCTCTCAGCTATCGACTTTACACAAATAACAACACCACCAGTGCAAACACCAACTCCTACGGGAGCTTAGTAATAAATATATATGCAACAAAACTTAACTGACTTAGAAGTAGTAAAAATAGAGACGTTTATGGCTGACACTGAAATGGTGGAGGCTGTAAAGAAGGTTCTCTTAGCTGGCATCTTCTCACATGGAGTAGTTGCTAAAGGTGGAGTAGTAGACCCGCTAGTAAATGGAGCATTTAGCTTGGTTTCTTTAGCGCCTACCAATCCAATCCCTGACGAAGTAATCGGGCAACAGCTCCGTGCTCAGTGGGCGGGGGTAAACGCACTTCATAATGCGTTTGAGAGTTTAGCGAGTATTAAAAGTAACATAGAGTCTCCTTACGAGGAGGAGAACACAGCAATTTAACAACAATTTATGAATTATAAGAATATATCAGAAAGTGGAATAGTAGTCAGGGGTGGCGGTAAGCTAAACAGAATAGTCGCTAACTCACACACATCAGGAACATTGGTTATCCTCGACGCAACAGGGACGGGGGCAGCAGCAACAACAACCCTAACAAGTGGTGGGGCTTGTGTACCTGCTTCTCATGGGCAGACAGAACTAACTTCAACAGGAGCTTCTGTCCCTGCAACTCACCCAGTATCGGTTCTAACAGGAGACGCAATCGTGGCAGGGAACGTAGTCGTAATAGGAACTAGAACATACACCTTTAGGGCAATACCAGACACAACATTAGACGAAATCGGACTAGGGGCGAGCACGGAAGAAGCCCTTACTAACCTCTATAACGCTATTAACGGTGACTACGGTTCCGTAGTGGCAAACACTCAAGTAGTTGCAGTAGCAAAAGACGCTACAACAGTTACAGTTCGTGGGCGTGTACCAGGGACCTCACTTAACACAGTGGCAACTACAGGAACAGCGTTAAGGACAGTATGGGCTGACACCACACTCGGAGGGGGAACAGGAGCATCAAACCCTGGAGTAACAACAGGGGCAGCTACAGTAACTCTAGGAGCTGTCACATATACAATCGTAGACGCTCTTTCAGAGACTTATGGAGCATCAGCAGTTGCTTACCAGGTTCTAAAAGGAGCAAGTGAAGCTACAATGCTTGACAACCTAAAGCTCGCAGTCAACGGAACAGGAACAGCAGGGACTCAGTACTCAACTGGGACCGTGGCTCATCCCTTCCTCATTGCGACAACAAACACTGACACAGTACAGACGTTTGTATCAAGGTCAGTTGGTAACGCAGCAGCTACGACAGCAGTAAACGCTCTTGCAACAACAGACACACTGGCTAACACGGCATTTGCAGATACTACATTTGGAGGTGGTACAGGTAACTCAAACCCAGCAGTAACAAGTGACGCGGCTACGTTTACAATCGGGAGCACTACTTATACAGCCGTCCTAGAACTTACTGAGACATCAGGAGCTACGGCTGCCTCTTATCAAGTGCTTTGGGTTACTAACGAAGCAACCTTCCTAGACAACATCAAACTGGCCGTGAATGCTTCTGGTACAGCAGGGACAAACTACTCTACTGGCACACTTGAACACGCACTTGTCTACGCAACAACCAACACTAACACCACACAGGTCTTCGTCTCAAAGACAACAGGAACAGCAGGAAATAGTATTGCAACAACAGAAACTCTTGGTAACTACTCCTTTACTTCAACAGTAATGGCATCAGGGACTGGGGCAAACGGCAGAATAATGCACAACACCATTACTCTTTCGGCAGTGGCTACCACAGGAGAACGTGTCCTTGACTTCGGTGGAGAAGAATTTACTAACGGTTTATACATAACAATCGGCGGCACAGCCGACATAACAGTCTCATGGGAGTAGCAAAAAAAGTAGTTGACCTTGTAAAAGGCAAAAAAGAAGTTAAGGTTGTAAAAGCAAAGCAAGTTGAGGAGGTCGCTTGCTCTAACTGTGACAACAGCGGGGCGCAGTGCTCTACTTGTTCTCCAGTGTTCAGAGACACCTTCGGGGAGTAATTGCACACGGTTTAAATGTTCCTTACACTATAAGTATACGGTTCTCCATCCCACCAAAATGGATTAACAACGAAGAGTATGATTACTCACTTAATCACTAAAACAGTATCATTATGTCAACAAATGAAAACGGGGAAGAAGTTATTGTAGAGGACACAGAGCTAGACACATCTGACAAAGGTGGAGAAGGTGAAGGAGAGCCTACAGTAGATTGGAAAGCCAAAGCAGAAGAACTACAAGGACGCTTAAAGAGGGCTGAAACAAAGCTGTCTAAAGCTCCTAAAGTCGAAGCTGGCAAACCAAGCACATCAGATGGGCTAGACTACGGGATGAAGGCACTACTTAGGTCAGAGGGCATTAAGGGAGAGGCTGAAACTAAACTTGTTCAAGAGTATATGCGGGAAACTGGCAAAGACCTCGAATCAGTACTAGACAGCAAGCACTTTAAGGCAGAACTCGAAGACCTAAGAGCAATCGCAAAGACAGAGGACGCAACTATAGCGGGCAAGCGCTCAGGAAGCACAACACAAGATAGTGTTGACTACTGGATGAATAAACCTATAGAAGACGTTCCGAAGGAAATGCGAATCAAAGTTGTCAACGCTCAACTAGAGCGAGACAAAACAAAAGGAGTCTTTTACAACTCGTAAACTAAACCATTTGATTAAACTAATAAACTTAATTTAATCAAAAATGGCAGTAATTCCTACAATTCAGTACGAAACAAAGCTACAGGAACGCCTCTCTGCACCTACAGTGTGGAAGGAAGTCTGTAACGTAAAGTACACAGACATTGGTATTCTTAGAAACCCTTACCTAACTGACGCTACCGTTAGTTCAGGAACCCGTGGAACTGGTTATACATCAGTAGCAGTTGCAACAACTGACGACACTGTATCAATCACAGACTACGACTATTCAGCACAGCACATCGACGACGCAGACCTCGCTCAGAAGTCATTCTCTGACTTCATGGAGATTGCGGACAACATGGGAACTCTTCTTAATGAGAAGATGGAAACATCTATGCTCGCAGAGCACGCTCAGTGGACTAACTTCGATAACGCTTCTATTGGTGGAGCAGCTGGTAACATCACTGTTTCAGTTTCAAACATCAAGAACATTATCGCAGCTATGAAGACAGCAATCCGTACAGCAGGAGGTGCAGAAATGGCAGCTCGCAACGGTATGTTTATCCAGTGGCGTGAGGCTGACTTCGAGAAGGTAGAACTTCTTGCAAGTGCAGAAGGTTTCAACACAGCTGATGACGCTCTAAAGAATGGCATCAAGCAGGGCTTCAAGTACATGGGAGTAGAGCACTACTCAACATCAAAGAACGTCTCAGGACACGTCTTCGGTGGTGTTAAGAAAGCTTTCATGGTTGGTGTTGTTAAGTCAACTTACGGAAAGGTTAAGACTATTGTTAATCCAGTAGTTTCTGGAGCACAGATTTCAGGTGTTGGACTAGAAAGTCGTATCGACCGCAAGTTCAAGGCTTGGACAAAGATGGTTCCAGTTCTCTTTGACATCTTGGTTGCATAATCGGTTTATAAAGTAAACAAATAAAAAATGGCTCAATCAAACGGACGTACCCCAAGACTAGCAGGAGTAGAGTTTACACCAGTAGAACTAGTTGCACAGGCAACTCAAATCTCTAAGAACTCAATTCCGCCACTAACTAAGTCAGTTAAAGTAACTGGCGTAGCTACAAATGCGGATGATTTCATTGTACTTCCTTCTCTCGCATCTTGCCCAGACGGACACACAATCACAGTTCTCTGTTCAGCAGGCTCAAACTTTGAAGTAAGAACTCCTGCATCAAGTGCAGAAGAAATCAACTCAGAAGATTGTGACGGAACAAAAGAACTTCTGGCAACTGACACAACCATTCTATTTATCACGAAGATAAATAACACGATTGGTTGGATGTCAGAGGTTAGAACAGCTATCGGGGCATACGGCACAGCCGTGGTTCCTGACTAGTTAATCCTTAGAGTCCCCGAAAGGGGGCTTTGTAGGGCAAATTAGTCCAA